TCAAGCACATATGCAATTCTATCTGAAACGGTCAGTTCGCTAGCGAGATGAATTCTACCAGGAACCATAGAACGAACTTTGATTCCTTTGCGAACTTTCTTCACAAGAGCGTCATTCTCACCAATGTTGCGTGAGTTCAAAAGCAATCCGATAATATCCACAGTCAGGTGATGGGGTTGAATATACTCCACCAACAGGGCTGCTATAGCCGACATATCCTTGCCTTTAACAAGAGACGCGTAGGCTTCCTTTAGGGTTTTTTCATCCATTTTAATTTTCTCCACTTATTATATTATGTCTGCCAACTTCTTATGTGGGCAGATTTTTCCTAACCTGGTTGCAGTATTACAGTTAGCGCACAAAATTCTATACTCTTTTGGGTCATATTCTTTTATTGCTCTCCTGTAAGCTGCATCACCATGTTCATTTTTATATTTTCGTTCCCTACCCAATTTATGATCTAAGCATAGGAATTCGTAAATGGTTTCTTTACAGCATTCACACATACCCCCATACATTTCCAAAAATTTAGACTTAAGTGATATATTACGTTCTTCCTCTGTGAAATACTTTCTAGGACGACCTTTATTATCATAAGAAGGTTTATTATATTTATCTTTATGCCTATTTTTGTATTTTTTATATTGCTCTTTGTGAGTTCTGTAGTAAATTCTTCTATACTCTTTCCAATACTCTAAATCATGTATTTCTTTCATATTCATACCTCCAGAGTATGAAAGGGGAATCGGGTATCTGGAGTACCTTCATCCCCTAATTTACAAAATTTTACTCGACACGAATGGTCAAGCGGCCAGTAGCAGAATCAAAAGTTTCTGTAAAGCCAATTGCACCAACAGCCAAAGAAGTCTGAGCTTTCGGTTTACCGGCTGAACCAGCACCATCGGATGCGGTATCTGCAACCATAATTGCACAACCAGGAACTTTAATAGCCGCACTATCAACATACTCACCAGAGGGGAACGTAAACGTGCCTTCTGTATAGCCAAGAGCCTTAAGGCCAGACACTACGGTATTGCCTTCCTGATTTTCAGGGTGGGTCAACCACATTGTCAAACCAGTCAATGGGCCGTGAGTCGTATTTCCACCCCACCCACCTCTCGTATCAAACGTAGGTGCAGTAGGATAGTTCACGATAGGTGACTGACGATTATCAACTGCGAAAGCGAGTACAAACTTGGCACGTTTCGCCTCTTCTGCCGTAGCGGGAACACGCAAGCCGGGAAGATCACTATTGATATTAATGAACGTACCAGTCATAGCATTTGCTACCATGATGACGAAACGACCTTCTACAATATCGGCCTGTGTAATTCCGCCGATAACTTGGTCAAAATTGTTAATTTCCATATTATATTGTCTCCTCCAAAATTATTTGGATTTCCTTTCCTTCAAAGCTTTAACGATTTCACTGATACTAACCTCACTAGGTTCACCTGGAAGGTCTGGAACTTTTGTGGTCTTATCAGTTTTGTCATCTTCTAGAGATGCCTTAGCTGAAAAGGCAGCGAGTTCTTGCACCATGAAATCTAGTGCTGGTTCGTCTAAACTTAAAAGTTTTTCCGAATTGTCGGTAAAATAAGCGTCGTCTTTTTCAAGTTTCGCTTCAGCGAATTTAGCTTTAATACCTTCTAGTTTTTGTACTTTAGCTACTTCATCGTCAATTTCTTTCTTGAACGCCTGAAGTTCTGCAAGTTCAGTTTCCATAGCTGTCTTTTCTGTTTCCAGAGAAGCCCTAGCTTGTTCCTTTTCTTGCAAAGAGGCCAAAGCAGCATCTAGTTTAGCTTGCAAATCAATGACTTGCTGTTTAAGCTGTTCTAATTCCACTTTATCTTCCTCCATTACTATATTCTCGATGGCGACAGAACCGTATTCCTCACTAATCTCTTCAAGACTAGCACCAGCTTCTATTTTATCCAGTAATGTAGTCACTGTTTTCTTTAGTGACAATAAAACAGGAGTGGGAATATTGGATTTACCTGCCTCTACTAACGCTTCCCTTAGTTTGCTTTCATCGTAAAGACCTTTATCGTCTTTAACAGGAAAGTGTCTTAATTCTCTAGGGAACGTTCTCCCATCTAAATCCTTTTCTCCGCCTCTATCAATCATTAAGAATGAAGAGTCGGGAAGATTTTCAACATATGTTTTCCCCCATTTATCTACTTCAATAGTAGTTTTATTTGTTTTCTTAGCGGCCATAGCTGTAATTCTGGCTCTCCCAAAATAAGCTCCAACTCCTACAACTGTAGCTGCTTTTAATGTTGGGTCAATTAAATCTATAGTCCCATCATTGTTTCTAACCTTATTAGAAACGCCTAATTCCCAAGAAATATCTACCTCTTCACCATTATCTACTTTGGTCTTAAGATAAGATACGTCTCCTGGACGTTCATTTAGCCACAAAGCCGCAAGTCCAACAATTTTATTAACCCCGTCCTCAAATACTTTCTTTAGATGAGTAATAACACCAATTGGGCTTGAATTTTCATGACCCTTTTCAATCTTACCCTCAGCCATTTTAATTGGCATGTGGATACCAGACTGAATAAGATTATCAAATCCATCTACTGGAACTCTCTCATTATTTCCGTTAGGTTGGTCATCCGTAAGAATAAACTTAGCCCAACGAACATAAGGGTTCATCATTAGACTAGCTTCTGCGTCAAACGCCTTAGCCTCGTCCTCAGTAATTAGCTCCAGTTCAGAAACTTCTGATTTTTTCTTTGTCATTTATATAATCCTCTAAGTATTAATTGTACACGATATTAATACTTATTGATAGTTTTATACTGGTTTTACCTCTACTTTCTTCTTAGGAGCTGGTTTTTCGGTAGTTTTCTTCTCTGTTTGTTGATTTTGGGTGGGATTTCCTGGCTGATTCGTAGCCGGAGAGCCAAATGGATTAGGCCCTACTGTGGGTAATCCTCTCTTAGTAAGCTCATTATTTTCTCCCTCGAGCTTGTCTAATTGGTCTGTAAAATCATATCCAAGTCCTTTAGCCAAATCAGTTCTAGAAAGGGCTGACGCATCATACAGTTGTTTTAAAGCTGCCATAAATTCAGCAAAAGCGTGTAAATTAAGTGCAGCAAATTCTACAGCCGGAGCAGATTTAAAGTTATTTCTTAATGAAACTTCTGTACAAATATCCCTGATAACTTCAAGGATTTTGCGTCTAAAATTATCCATAGTTTTTACTGGAGAAAGTGTAGCTAATTCTGCATTTGATGTTCCACTCTTTGCAGATTCACCAGTAATCATAACTCTTGGGAATCCCAAACCAAATAGAATCTCTTGATTAATATCGTCATACTTAGTTTCTTTTAAAAGAGTTTCAACATTTGGAAATATCCATTCCATAGAAACTGTATGATTTGTAACTAACTGAAAAATTCTTTCCATTAGTTGGTCACTATTACTTCTCATACGAAGTTGTGACCTAAGTTCATCAAGATATGCTTGGTCTTCGTCAGATTCAGTAATTGGGAAATCCTTATCACCAACTTTAACATGAAGAATAGCACCAATTACTTTGTCTATTAAAGTATAATCCATTCTACGAAGCTTTCTCTTGTGCTGTAATGCATCAAGAGATGGCCCAACATAAGATATTGGATAAGGATTGTCTGCTGTATATTTCCTACGAATAATATTATCAGCTTCTAGAGGAATTTCTTTCTTCCCAGCTAGAACGTCCTTAACGAAGTCTGGAAATTGTGCTTTTAACTTATCGAATGCTTCTTTATCAACTTCTCCATTTTCCAGTTTACCTTTTTCCTTAATAAATTTAATCACAAATTCGGGAATTTTAATATAGAAAGCTGGAGCATCTCCCATCCAACTCTTCAAGATTTTGATAGAGCTTGGGTCACGTAACGTAAGTGATTCAGGGAGAACTAAACTGGAATATTTCTTTACCCCCAAAGAGAAAATAAATTGTTTATCTGTGTTTCTCTGCCAGCCAATATTAGGAACCACTAACCCAGATAGCATAAATTCTTGCGCCATCTGTTCAGCAAATTCCATAAGCCTAGGTTTCAAGGCAGAAAACAATCTAAATTCATTTTCTGCTAATCCATTTTTAGAAAATACCAAATCGTTAATACCAATCTCTACTAATTTATTTATAACTGTAGAGACAACTGGTTCAGTTCTATAGAAAAATCTACATAGTGAATTTATCTTAACGAATTCGTCATAATCAAATTTCTTATCTTTTGCCTTAAGTGGGTCAGTCCAAGGATTAGTAGTCGGACTACCAAATTCTGCAAAAGCTACTCCCTTTAATTTGCTGTTGTCGGTAAGGGATTCAACCGCTTCAATAACTTTATTTTTCTTTTCTGTCATTTA